CTCCTGGCCCGTCCTACTCGCTTCCTGCGGCAGATGGAACAACCTTGGGCGGCGTGATGGTCAAGCCTGGCTCTGGCCTGCAGATTGATGGGAGGGGCAACATTTCCCTCGACACCGCCGGCAGTGCTGAGGTGTCGGAGCTTTTCAATGGTTCCAAGGCCGACAAAGGCCAGGAATAAAAATTATTTAGAAAGGAGCAAAAACCATGTCTGAGAACACTACCCAGAAGGCCGTGACCCTGGACGCCCTGCAGGCGGCCGCGCCCCTCATCGCCACCAAGGCCGAGGTTGCCAAGGTCAAGGAGCAGATCCAGAACATCGAGGCCGCCGGCGTTACCTACGCCACCACCGAGGAGGTTCTGGCCCTGTTCAAGGAGCCGGAGCCCAGCGGCGGCGAAACCACCGGCGAGTAAGACCAGCAAGGAGCGCACGACAGGCCGAGATGTCGTGCGCTCCTCCACTTTTC